TCACCGGGAAATTGTGCCCCGCTTCGTCAGTTCGTCATATTGCCTTTCGCAGACCCTTCCGGCTTCAGCTGCCCGGTCAGCGTATTCTGCCAGTTGTCGGTTTCGTTCGAGAGATTTTTCGAACACGTCGGTAAGCAAAATTCCGGTGTCTGCGGCTGGCGTCCCAGCGCCGACAGTGGCGTTATACTGCCTGAGCTGCTCACGGATGGCAACGAGCTGCTGCTGCAGCCGGCCAGCGCGAGCGGAAGCATCAAGAGCATCATTGCGCGCCTGGTCGATCCTCTGCTGCGCCTCACGTTCATTGGTTGCTTTCTCCTGTTCGTCATGTTGACGGGTTTTATCATCTTCTGCTTTGCGGTCTGCCTTCGCCTTCGCATACCCGGCGTCGTACTGTATGTCACCGTGAATATTCCAGGCTACAACGCCGCTGGCCACCAGAGCAGCAAGCATCGATACGATAAGCAATTGTTTCCAGTATGCTTTCACGAATGCCGTGATCATGATGCCAGCACCTTCTTGGCCGACAGGTAACGCACACGGCGATCGTCGATACCATTCTGGCCGCCGTTGATGATCTGCGTGACGCGCATCAGGTCATCGGTGTACTTCAGGCATCCATATTTAACGAAGTACCAGGCCGCGCTCCGCGCTGCATACTCGTCCTGCGCCAGCAGCTCCGGCTGCTTAACCAGATCCACCTTCAAGCCGTTGCCGCAGTCGCGATAGGTGTTCAGCCCGGTGATCTGGATAAGCCCGCGCCCGCGGTAAAACCAGCCGTCTGTCGGACCGTTATTCCCCATGCGTTTGCTGTACACCAGATTGGCAATGGCCCGCTGCCTCTCCAGTGGCAACGATGGTTCACCCTGCCGGCGCCCGAGGGAATTAGCCTGGCCCTGCGTCAGTCGCCCGGCACGGACGAAACCAGCCAGCCCCGCCACGCTGTAATTGAAGCTCTCAACGAGCTGGGTAAAGCCAGTGCTTTCATGCCCGGCCTGGGCAATAAACATCGCCTGATCCAGCGGCTTGATGATGCCAAACTCTTTCATGGCCGCCACAATGTGCGGATGCCAGCGCGTGGCCAGCGACAAGTTAACGCCGGCAACTTTCTGAAACTCGTTAATGTCCATGTTGCGACCTCGATATCTTGAAGATTTGCACGACGTTGCCGCGTGTCTTCAGCACCGCGGCGAACATCACAGCATTGATAACGACCTCAGAAAGATCTGCGGTCATAGGGAAGTGGTACAGGTATGAGTACGCGGTACGCAGCGGGATACTGGCCGCCGCCACGATGAGGAAATAGGCTATCCACCCGCCCCAGCGGCGATGGCGAGATCCGTTGCGCTGGAAGAACATCACCCGCAACGCTATCCCGCCGCAGATGATGGAATTAGCGATAAGCAGCAGATCATGGCCTGTCATCGTCTTTTCCTCCCGGGATTAAATCGCGCGGATTGTCAGAGCGGTGATACAGCCATATCCCAACCCGTACCGCGACAATTGACGCGACGAACGCGCCGGCGGAATACACGATTCCTCTTTCAAAAGAGTCCGGTGTTATTTTCGGTATCATGCTGGCAATCCCGATTAGTATCGAGGATGTTGGTTTGTAGAAGAGAAGCCCGCAGAGAAAGCTGACAAGTGAAAGAAGAACGCGGCGCCTTACTGGATACTCGACAGCAGAGGTAACAAAAATTACCGCCCCGGCCAGCGATCCCAGCGCCACTTCAGGAGGTACGCCGGCGATAACTGCCGCCAGCGCACCATAGCTAAGCCCCTGATTTATCGTATCAGCGGTTAGCGATGCAGACATGATGACCACCGTTTACTATGCATGATGAACCTCCTTAGTTGGGTAAGTTCATCATACACAATAATTTATATATGGATAATTGGTAATTATTTTATTGAGGCAATATACGGCTGATAAATTTTGCTTACGCCCCCAGCGCTGCTTTTAATGCAGGCTCCGCCTCATCCAGTGGGTTTCCGCTGCCGCTGTATTTGAAGGTGAAGGCGTGGGGATAGGGGCTTTTCTCTCCGCCAATTTCCACGGCATACATCGCCGTGACGTTTACTCCGTCGAATGCGTTAATACTTTCAGCGGTGTAAGTTACATCGACTATTTCAGAACCTCCGGGTACGGTAACCCCGAGGTCTGGATAGTTAATTTCTTTGGTAAGCGTCTGACTCACGGTGACTGACATAAGCACCTCTCTACAGGTTAATGGCTGCAATTTTGATCGTGACAGTTTCTGTGTACCGGTTTGTTACGGTGTAATTATTGCCCGACTTGGTGATGTAAATATAAGCTCCTGTCATTCCGCTGGAGCCGTCCAGAATCATTCCGCGCAATGAGTTAATGACGTGTACGGCTGTCGCACTGTTATTCATCAGCACCATTGCAGATTCAGAATACAAAGCAGAAGAGAATGTCCAGGACGCTGCGATCAGAAGCTGTGATGCCGTAGTCAGACCGCTAAACGTATAGGCTGCGTTAGGAGCCAAAGTAACCGCATCAGGAAAATCGACTGGATATTTCTGCGGCGGTGTTCCGGTATACAGCAGCGGAAACGCAGGTTTAGACCCGGATACCAGCGTAGTGAACGCGCCGCCATCGACTACCCGGTTTCCGTAAAGCACTGCCCCCGGAACCGCCGCGGCGGCAATACTCAGTGCCGTACTGCGAGCACCACTGAACAGGTTATCTGTGACCTGCGCATCGACAGCCAGTGGACCGATATACACGCCTACAAATCCGTCATTTACCGCCCCGGCGAAGTGCAGTTTGTTACCGGTGATTTTGCAGCCTGGCCCGTTAACCTGGATGCATGGTACGGTACTTCCACCTGCCGGCTGCGTGATATGCCTCCAGTCGACGTTCTCCACTGTAATATTAGAGGTACCATCAATCAGGACAGGACCGGAAAGCTCTGCTGTTCCCCCAGATACTTTGTAGTTACTGCCATACACCAGCTGGCGTACACCGCGCATTTGTGGGTTATTTATCGACAATCCGCCAAGCGTGGAGTCGTAATGAAAGTAGTTACCGATTTTGCTTAGTGACGAAATGAGTACCGGGGAAGCAAATGATATAAGCTGGTTGTCACCCGTCATATCAAACATATATTCATCAGAGCGCCCCCAGGTCAGCTCTGGTGATACAAAGGATATTCCGCGTGAGTTTTTAATTCTTGACGGGTAAGCGTCTGATTCTTGGGCCTCCAGTTTAGGACAGATGAACGACAAATGACGCGAGCGGTCGCCAATGTTAAGCAGCGCAGGGCAGGTCTCAATGTGTAGCGCATTGAACCGCAATGCATTCGACCCGTCTACCGTGTTATCACCGGGGTTTATGTCTAATCCGTATTTAATACTAGTGGTATCGCGAATGTTACCGCAGTACATGATGCGAATATTGTCAAAGTCAGAATCCCAAACCTCTGACAGGTTCATTCCGCAGCCGTCAAGGTGACGGATACTAATGTTCTCCAGTTTCAAATAGGAAGCGTGCTTAATATTTATCCCACCAACGCCTTCTGGAATTTCGAATAGTGGTTCAAAAAATCCGCAGCCAATGAAAAGATTAGATATTGCCGGATAAAACATCCGCTTAAGGTTAGCAGGATCATATTTTTCTGTTCCTACCGTAGTCAGGCAATATTCTGCCCCAGGAAGTGGACGGATTAATGTTCCCGCCCACTGCCCCTGGTAGGAAATACCAGAATAGAGCGGAACATCTCCCAGCATATAAATCCCGAAACCAAACTTGACTACGTAATACGTGGTATCTCCCGTCCTGTAGGCGCTGTCTGCCAGCGTTTTTGCGATGGCTGCGGCCTTCATCACGGACAGGGTTGAATCTGTCTCCCCCGTTAAGTCTGGGCTGAAGCCATCCACGCTGACGTAGCGTAATGCAGCGTTAACAGAACCACCCAGCTTACGTTCGATCAGATTATCGCCCAGACCCTCTTCGCTTGAACCCAGGTTTTGGCGAAGAGTCGCATCGGTAACGTCGATCCACTTACCCTTTCCTGTACCGCCAGCCGTCGCCGGCGTGCTACCAGGTAAAACGACCTTAGGCATTACGCCATCCCAGCGCCAGTATTCGTCCGTGGATTCCCACAGAAGAACCTCAAAACGTTGAGTGAGTAGCGATCCCTGCTCAAACGAACCTATGGCCGGAACGTATCCCCATAGCCCCGTTCCTGCAGGGTCCTGCAATTTAGGCTGACCAGCACCGTCAAAACCCAACCCCTTCCAGGCGCGGTCTTGGGCCGATGGTAGCTGGCTTATATAGGAGTCAGGGACACGCAGCGAACGATTAAAATTGCTGGTTATCTGCTGCTGCAGATCGATATCACTACTATCGACGTAGCTTTTTGTTGCGGCATCCTGCGCCAGTGAAGGATCACGCAGGTTACGAATACGGTTATTGAGCGCGTCATAATAGTTCGCGAGCCATGATGGCTTCCTGAGAGATAGACCAGACCACCATCCATATGCCTGCTGCACCAGCATAGTCAGCTTATCGAAAGCATCTTCGTGGATCTCAGGAAAGAAGCCTCCCTGGTTCCTGATGCTGGCTTCCTGCGTAACCGGCGTGCTGCGCTCGATAGAGATTTTGTAGCCAGCTGGCAGCGCTGATGTCAGAACCACCTTCCCCCCGTTGTAACGGTTCACGCCGGTAACTGTGTAGTCGGTACCGAGTGTTAGCGTCACGATGTTTTCGGAGGTATCCAGGGTCTGCACCAGCAGGTGGCTTTTATCAAGAATGCGGAACGTAAAATCGTATTGGGTTGTGGCGCCGTTCCCAGTGTACTCGTTACGGCTTACCTGCGTTGAAACTGTCATAGTCTGCTCCAGTGGTCAGCGCTGGCGCGCGTGCATAGAAGCATTCTATTACCCATCAAACCATATATGAATAAAACAGATCGAAACGAGCAAAAACATTACCATTAAGGTAAACAAAAGAGCTCTGGAAAACTTTGTTACCTTTTGATATATGTATATATATACAGTATTTATGGGAGTATTCCTAATGCCAGAGCGGTACCAGTATCCTGTCGACGAAGGTTTTGCGGATCGTATTCACACCCCGGAAGGGGTCAGATCCCTGGTTGTAAAATCACAGCTGATGGAGTTGCTCAGGGAAATGGAGCGAGACGGCCACGATGTCAGCGGTGCGGCGGCGGAACTGGTGGCACTGGTTAACTATGTGACAAGCTCGCAGCTGTCGATGCGGGAGCTGCTAACACAAATAGATTATTGTAGTTTTATAGCCAAGAAGAATTTGTAGCTACATGTGAGCTACTCATCATTTATAATAATATACTGATGAGTAGACTCATAATAAAAAACCATTGCATTTAGTTATGATCAATATTAAATTACCGTTAGGATATATTTAATTAAGATTTTTACTCATAATACCTATGTAATTAAATGGATTTGACTTGTCAATTTTTCTTAGTGAGAAAGATGGTTTAAATTCTACAAGTGAAGTTACACCGCCGACAACACCTGAAATAACAGATACTGTTTCTGGCAACCCAATATATTTTGCAAGCTTATAAACCGCTCCAGCACCAGCAGCTGCCTTTGGTAAATTAAAATTAAAGCTGAATGTTGAAAGATTAAACTTTATGCGGCTTTCATTATACAACCTTATTACATCAGCGCAAGATTTATCTATTTCATTTATTGAAGATTTTAGCTCCGCATACTTATTTTCAGATTGCATTACGCGTTCATTAAGGCTGTTTAATTTTATCATTAGGTAATTAAGTTCATCCTTTCTTTTCTCTCTGAACTTAATAATATCATTAACATTAACAGATTTATCAGGCTCTGGTATTGCATTAACTAATGTTACTAACTCACCATTTTCTGGCAACACATAATGTTTATTACCTAAAAGCACTGCATCAGCATTTTTTGTCGAGAAATTCACATCTTTTCTTTTGTAGGAATCAAATATAAATTTCATATTAACATCATATATATGTTTTGAAATACTCCCATTAAATGGGATCGATGTAAAATCAACAACCTGTATTAATCCTGCATCAGATAATTCCTTAAATCCATATAAATTTTCATTAAAATCGCCAATTAATGGCTGCTTAGTAACTATAATCTTATCCCAGTATAATGAGTTAATTAATAAGTCTCTTCCGTTTATCGTTGAGTCTAAAACATTTATTTCATCATTAATAGCATCAACTTGTACATCTGGAAGCATTAAAACATGATTTTCCATTTAATCACCCATAGTATGTGTAGTAATAAAAAAATAAGTTATGTAACTTTATTAGTTTGAATAAGATGGGTAAACATTAATACCCATAAAAAATATACTAGAACTATGTTTATGATTGTTCTATATGCAAATTAAAAAAATCGCAAAACAACTCATAAAGAGATTGATTTTACCTAATAAACAAAATAAGATTACCAAAATGGTAAATTTACAACCCATTTTCCTTGTGCCATAGTGATCGGGCATCGGCAAAATCCGGTGCCGGGATTGGTCTCCCGGATTACTACAAAGGCGCACACACCGCGCGAGCGGTTTTTTTATGCGTAAAGCACGGCTATACCCAGATTATGGTGGGCTGTGTGGGGGCGGAGAAATCCGCGCCGGGTCCTTTGTAGCCGGTAAGACCAACTCTGCACAGTTCACCACCACCTGATTGGTCTCAGCGGTGGTGATCAACCTAACTACAAAGGTGATCACAATGTCAGAACAAACTGCACCAACCGTCTTCTCATTCGAATCTACAGTTAACATCCGCATGGTCATGATCGATCAGCGTCCATATTTTGTTGCTCAGGATGTTTGTAGTGCTCTAGAAATACAAAGTGTTGATGTTGCTTTGCGAAAAGTCGACAGCGATGAAAAGGGTACGTATTCAATACGGACCCCTGGTGGATACCAGTCTTTAAGCGTTGTTAACGAGTCAGGGCTTTACTGGTTAATGCTCCGCTGCCGTAAAGCGGCCGTAGAAGGAACGAGCGCTTACCGCTTCCGCAAATGGGTAACCAGCGAGGTGCTGCCGCAGATCCGCAAGACTGGCCGCTACGTTCGGGAAGAACTCTCCCAGGCTGATAAAGCCCGCATGCTGGCGCAGGAGATGACCAGCAGCATGTTGCCGGCGATCATGGATGCATTGCAGGTCGAGCAGAAGCACTACACCTTTCCTCTTAACCGACGCTATCAGGATCACATCCATTCACCTGATGGCCTGCGTGAACTGGCGAAAAGCTCAATGGTGATGAAGCTGCTCCGCGAACTCGATGCTGACGGGCATGATGTATCCGGCGCCGCTGCAGAGGTCACGGCCATGCTCAGCTACATTGTTGGCATCGGCGCCGTACTGCGCGATATAGAGACGCATGCTCAGTACGTGATGGCTAAGGCCAAGGGTTACTGAGGCTGCTGGCGCAGGGAAGCGCCTTAAAAAGCATGATGCGTAACCTATTCATATCTATTGATATCGCGTTTTTATTGCTTTGCTCATCTTGCAACCAACAATACCTGTGGGTATATTTACCTCAACGGTACTCAACCAAATGTTGAATACTTGGTGTGCAGGTCGCGACCTGGCATAGACAGGAAACGAAACCCCACATTATGAAGAGACAGCGCACGTCTCATCCCGCACGGGAGGATCTTATGTTTAACTTTGACATGCAACTCGACCAGAACTATGCATCGTTCTACAACCCAGACAGTGGAAAGGCTGTTTTCGTTGATAGCTTTGACAATGTTGAGTTCGATGTGCGTGTAGGGACCTTGCGTGAAAGTCATCACGTAGCTACTGTGCATGCAGAAACAGATGAAGAGCTTAACTCAAAACTGAAAGATCTTGCTGAGCAGTACTTATGACTATAACAAAGCGGGCGATTCTTGATCTGGAAGCTGAGATAAATGACATCCTTGAGGAGGATTGTGCAGAGGTTAAATTTACCTTTCATGCAGCATACGAAAGGCTTAATGATCCTCGAAACAATCCCGCAATATCTCTTAATGAGCTTGAGGATGTCTTCAAGGAATTCATAAAAATTCATCTCACTACGTTGCTTGGCTACCCGGAAGGAACAACTTTCACAATTAAATGCAATAAGACAAAACTGCATTTTCCTTGCTCGGTTGTTCATGACCTTAGATATGGGAAAAAATGGATAGTGCAATCAGTTGTAACCGTAATGAGGAAGGCTGATTTCAAATCCAAAGACCCTATTATCCTAGAAATTAATTAAGCCCGCCTAGCGGGCTTTTTGATGGATGAAATCTGAGCACAGCGCTACAATAAAAAAGCCACGGTTCAGTGGTCTACACATGGTAAGTTAAAATGAAAAAAGCATTCGCAGTGCTGTTTGTTCTGTTGTCTCTGGGTTCAGCTACACAGGCTTTCGCTGGTAACTGCCAGCATCCTGATGATACTGCAGCTGATGGCTCACGCTGTGGCGGCCGTTCTGCTGACTCCCGCCCCGGCGGTCAGTGATAATTAAGGCCGCGAAAGCGGCCTTTTCTTCATATATTAAAAATCTGTTTCTTTGAATCTTTTCAACTTTTTAGAGAGAAGGATATATAATATTGTTATTACGTAAGTTAGCTCTGCACCAAATATTCTTGGATAATATTCAGGATTAATCTCCCTCCCCGATAGAGAAAACAAAATAACAATAAAATCAAGTGCCATTGTAATTATGAGCGCAGCAGCCATTTTTTTAATGGTATATGCACCACCACCTTTTGCATTCATACTATAAATAACATAAGCAATACATATAATCTGAACACCTACTACGATAGCAACTGTAGTAGTAACATTAAAAATAAACCCCAGTGCAGATAGTAACTTCATAAGAAGTAGAAAGCCAAGAATCAATGCAATAATTGGCCTGTCCGTTTTAAATAAATTAATCATTATTCACCCACTGCCTTACCTAAATCTGGCGCTCTCCGTGGCGCTTCTTCGCCAGGTTCCCACCAGCTAGTTGTATTAAATTCACGCATCGCGCGGTCGCGCACGCGAGCGTTATACCCAGGGTTTGCCATCTCCTGAAGCTGTTGCAGGATCAGGTGATTGGTTACCGCTTTTGTATACCACAGGTTAGCAAACGGCGTAATCATCCTGGCGGTTTTTAACGCATCGGCGGTAAATGTTGTATCCTCACCAGCTATCGCTTTCTGCGAGTTCGTCAGCACGGTTTTAGAGAGTTGCTCAATGAGACCAAGTACAGGCCCGCCAAATGTCGCGCCAACACTCGATCCGTATTGCGTATGGTCCTGGAACAGGAAGTCCCCGTAAATACCGAAGGAGCCACCTTTAAGGAGCGCCTGCAGCCACGTCTGAGGCTTAGTCATATCCAGTGGGTCATTTCCTGACAGGAGTGTATTCATCTGGTTGGCGAACATCCCGGCCAGCGTGGTACCAGCAATGTATGACGCCAGGAACTTGACTGCTGGAACTGACTCAAGATCTTGTGCTCTAGTAACCATCTGCCGCATACCTGCCATCGGTGTGGTTTTGAATAGCATGAAACTCTTCAATAACTCACCAATAGCATTATTTTTAACGCTATCTCTTGCATATGTATCCAGTCCTGTCGCGGTTGTTACTGCACTGGTCATCTCTCCGTGTGTAATACCCAAGAGATGCTGTGCAGCCTCTGCACGTGCATTTCGCACCATGCGGCTAATGGTCTGCTCAACCTCTGCATCAAAGGCCTGTTTCAGTGTCTTGCGCTTCGCGTCGGTCATATCGCCCAGCGCCGCCAGCGCCTGATCACTGCCAGCCCGCACCTTCTCTATCCTGTCAGCCAGGATATTACGGATAGTCTCATCGGGCACGTCATAGATCGCGTCTGGCGTCATCCCCTTATGCCCGTCAGGCGTCAGCGGGCGCAACTCCGCAGCACTCATAATAGCCCAGTCCTCTGGCGTCCACCCCTTGTTAGCCAGCACAGTCCGATCGCTGTCGGTCAGCGCATCCAGTGACTTATATTTGCGGGAAAGCTCGCCGATATTCTTAAACATCAGCAGGCCAAAAGAAGCCTTATTTGCCCGGTCCATAGCGATTAACCCGGACCACTTCAGCGTCTTCTCAGCGAACCAACCTGTTATCCCGCGAGAAAGGTCAAACCCTCCCATTTTCGACACCACCGCCGCATGCGTATCAACCAGCAGACCAAGCTCGGCATTCGCACGCTTTGCGTCGCCGTTAAAGAGATTGCGCAGAGTATTGGCCGACAGCCGCATGCCGTTGCGGTCAAAGCCCAGCGCCTGAGCATTGGCGCGCATGATGGCCTGATCGCTGGCGGCGGTGAACACGCTGGTACCTAGCATTGCCGAAGTCATCAGGTTGCGCAGGCCACCGACAGCAGAGGAAAACACACTTGACGATGCAACGCCGTTCAGACCGGCCATTGCATTAAACATCCTCGTAACAAGATCTCGCTGATCATCCATGTCATTGACATTCTTACCGCCTCCATCGGTTGCCGTAGAACGTTTGTGGATCTGGTCCATCAAAAGCTTGAAGTTATTAGCTGCGTCAGGTCCGAACGCCTTCACTACACCGAGATCCCGTGAAGAAGATTGCAGGTGCGACATCATAACGCCGACTACCGGCTGCTGGGTGTATCGCTCCATATACGCAAAATGCGACTGTGCATCCTTGAACGACATCACCCTGCTCTGTGACCCGCGGTTCTTTATGCCTCCGCTTCCCATAAAAGTGCCGGGGTCAATCTTGTTGGCCCCTTCCGTCACTTTGGTTTCAAAGATGGCTTCCAGCGCCTGGCGATACTCAATATCGTTCATCGGGCTGCCGTCGAGGTTAACATACTGCGATCGGTCCTGAGTGTTCCATACATCATCAACCCAGGCCTGCCGCGCGAAATCCTGCGGCGGCTGCCGACGAGCGGCGATTGCAGCAGCGCGCTCAGTCAGCGGAAGAGAGGAAAGCCACTCATCGCGGCCAGCGGCGCGGATAAGCTGGGCATCGTCAACGTACGGCAGGTGCCAGTCATCACGCAGGCCTATATCAAACCCGGAATCGTTCATCTCCTGCCGGGCCCGACTGGTGACATCCCCCCATACTTTCGCAATTTTCTTTGCTGCCGGGTTCCCGGTGTCTTCGCCGTAAATTTCCTTCAGGATCTGCAACTGGCCAGATCTGGACGCTTCACGGTCAAACGGCAAAAGGTTGCGCAGGCGCTGCTCACCTAACGCCTGACTCTGATAGAAGAATTTCTGAACATCATCGCCAGCTGCCGTAAGTTCGGCTGATAGCTGGCGCGTCCAGTCCTGGTATGCACCTGTCGCCATCTCCTCTGCAGAGACCACGTTAATATCCGGCTGCTTGTCTCGCCCGCGGCGCCCGGAAAAAATAAACTGCTGAAGCGCTATCGGGGTTTGCTCATTCTCGGGGATGGCTTTATTCAGCGTGTCGCGAACTTTGGCGATGGCGATGGCATTCTGCGCCACGCGCTGACGTTTTTTGAATACCGCATGCACAGCCTGCGCAGCGGCAAGCTCTGCCGCCTGGCGGTAAGTTTCCGCGTCAGGGATGCCGGTCTTCCCTTCCCTGGCGTTGCGGCGCACGATGACGCGCACGGCGTCTTTAATGCGGTCTTCGATATTTTTAATTTCGTCCGCTTTCGGCTGGCGCCCCAGCGTGTTGGCTACGGCATCAATACAGGCTTGTTTCATCACGGATTCCTCAGGAAGCAGGAAGCGGCCACAGAGTAGGCGCGGGATTCGTTTTTAACGGTCGCGATCTGGTTATCCAGATCGGCGAGCAGTTCTGAAAGCTTCACCGGCTGCCCGGTGTCAGGATGAGCGACGGTGATATCCGGCTCAACGCCGGCAAGGTCGCGCGCAGCCATCAGGTCGTAACTACCTGAGGAAATGGTTTCTCCCGTATCGGGATCCACGCTGACCTGTGAAGTGTCTTCTTTTCCGGAGAAAGCGCTATTGTCGGTCATTCTCGCCGGCGATTCACTGCCAGCATCTACCGCGGTAACTGGTATCCCATTTTCACGATATACCTGCTCCATCGCTGCGCGCTGTTCTGATGCATCGACGAGCAGATCAGGACGCACAACACCATCAAGCCCACGCGCCTGCATGCCGACGTTCACCGGCTGCCCTGCCATCAACTGCCTTGCGGCCTCATCCATCGCCGCAACGTGACTGTTAATACTGGCTTCGCTGCCGTGCAGAACCGGCGCGGACTCAATATCATAATGCAGCCCTTCATTCAGGGTATGAGCCGCATCGATATCACTGGGTTTAGCTGATGATTCAGGGATCAGTCCGCGCATACTCTCCGGGATAATTCCCTGCTCCAGCCTGGAAAGATCAGAGCGCGCATCGTAGAACCGTCCGCCAGGAGTGCTATCTGCAAGGGCCTGCCTGCTGGGTTCAATCCTGCTCTGAATTTCCTGCACCCTCTGCTCGAGCGCTGCCAGTTCCCGATTGCGAATGCGACGGCTGCTGCTGTTTCCCACGCGTTGGTCACGCAGTGCCTGGCGCTGTTCTCCTATCCGTGCAATTTCATACTCTGCCCGATATATCTCGTCGGTGAGAGCTTTACGGTCACCGCGAGATAAAACCTGCCCGGCCAGTTGCTGCAGTTCTGCCAGCCGTGAATCATACGTCGCACCTGGCGTACTGGTATCAGCACCAGGCACAACACCAGATTCCTGAGCCGGTGAAACAGATGGCTGTTCCTGAGGCTGAATTTCAGCCGTTGCCGCTGGTTCCTGCGCCGTCGTGCCGTCATCTACCGAAGGAGTAGAATCTGCCCGGGCATCAACGGAATTCCCGCGCGCTGCAAAGTGATGAGCGCCGCCAAACGCAGCCCCGAGTACGGAATCGATCAGGATGGCCTGACCGTCAAACACACGGTACTGCTTCGCCATATCTTCATAGCCGTTCTCTTCCAGAGTCTCACCGACAGCAAAGCGGTTTAGGCCACCGAATGCCGTGTTAATGCCTACACCAGAGAGAAGTCTTGTTGCCAGTCTTCCGCCTACTGCCGCTGGCAATCCCATACCTACCGCATTGAATCCGCTTTGTTCAGCTGCCACGGTGCGTGCGGTCTGTTCGTCAACACCCTTTGCCAAAGCATCCTGGTAGGCCTGCTCGTAGGTGCTGCCTGCCGCCGCCGCGGCGCCGACCACCGGTCCGCCAATAACTGAAGCACCGATCGCAGGTGCAAACTGGCCCAACCCGTGAATGACCTGGGCGGCTATGCCCTGACTTCCGGCCTCTGGCTTGATGTATTCCCTGGCACTGCTCAGTTGCTTACCGAAATAGTCATATGACTCATTCAGCGCTTTGTCGGCATCCGGGAACATGACGCGGAACATGTTGATGGTAGGTGCGACATTGTCGGTAAATGCCGGGTCACTGATCAGTCGCTTGCTGAATCCTACGGCAGACTGCACCTGTCCAAGCGCACCTTCACCGGCTCCGCGAATGAATGCAGACAAACTCCCCTGGAATGCCGACGGTTCGAAGTCTTCAGGACGTGAGGGCTTTTCCATAGCCTGATTGTCCAGCCATGCCTGGCCCTCCGGGACCAGAGAAAAAAGGTCTGACATTATTCAACCCTCACAGTTACCGGCTGATTAGTCCGCGGATCTGTCGCCCAGCGGCCGCTACCGTTAACGAGGCGATACTGGTTATTGCCGACGTTAACCGCCTTGAAGTTTTCCAACGATGAAGGGTTTAATCCCGCCTGAGTCATAGCCTCTCGCCCTGCGGCCGTGTACCGGTCCCGGAAGGTGGTCTTATCCATACCGAAAGGCATGACTACGTCACTGCCGTTCAGGCCTTTGTACACGCCACCAGTAGCATATTGCGCGGCTTTCTCTGCAATATCACTGTCGGGAGAGACCGTATTAGTTTTAGATGCATCGCCAGACTGATAGGCAAGTGCCGCGTATGCTGACCGGAAATTACCCCACGCCACCTGCCGCGCCTGCGCGCTGTAGGCAAAGGCGTTACCGACTTCTTTGTCGAAGTAGGTTTTTAGTTTTTCATCAGAAGGAATGCTGACCGCGCTGATCCCCGCGTCCTTCATCGCCTTGGTGGGATTCAGCATTTGATCGCCAGCCAGCACCGTTTTAGCGACATCGTATTTATCCAGCGTAGGCTTGTAGGATACGAACTGGCTGTAAGGGATGATACCGCTGCGGTTGTCGTACTGGTTATCCTGCTGGCCCAGCAGCAGCGCTGCGTATGCGGTTCCTGGGCTTCCTGGTGCGATCGATGATGCAACACTGCGCAATGCCTGCGGCGGCAAGGTTCTCCCTAATCCTTGCAACAGACTGATCGCCTGGTTTACATCCGTAGAATTGCGGACTGCATCAGTCAAAACCTGCGATTCCTGTTTGGACAGCAGTGGTGGAGTTATACCTATAGCCTTAAGCTGGTCCTGCGCCGCATAGCGATTTTTCACCTCTGACGCAATGGCATCAGGAGTGTTGTTGCTGATTGGCTTATAGGCTCCAATATCGACAGCAGATTGAAACGGGTCAGACTGACGCTGGCTAATTATCCTCTGAGCAGCAGCCTGAACATGGTCGAATGCTGCTGAGCGCCCTGCCAGCCCTTCTCCGTTACCAACCTGATTCTTTAGATCACTGACATATTGTTGAATGGATGCCGTCGGCATTGTGCGGAAAGATCCGATATACTGCCCGGCAACGCGCAGGTTTTCGAAATCGTTAAAACGCTGCGTCCCCTCCCGGTAACCGAAAGCGTTAATGAAGTCGCCCTGTGAAGGCGGATTATCGAACTGGATCCCCTTCAGATAAGCGGCGGTGGCATCCTGCACCTGATCAACAAGTTGGGCCTTGAACTGCGTACGAGCCTGGTTCCGCAGCTCCATAGACTGGCGTAAATATGCCGCCTGCTGCTGCGGGCTTGCGGCGTCGAAAGCTTGATTACCTGAATATCGCTTAGGCGATTCCAGAGTAGTAAGACCAAGCGCGGCAGAAACGCCAGTGTTCAGTTGATCCTCGCTATATGGCTGTTTCCCGTTCTCGTGCTGGATGATGCCAGCGCAGAGCTGACGCAGAGTATTAATGTCGCTCATATTAAGCTGGTCATTTGGCGTGACATTCAGCTTTTTGCATAATGCGGCAATGTACGCTTCTGTGTTATTGCCGTCGCTGGCCGGCGCCCAACGATTAACGATCTCGCTAACTGTGTCGTAACCCTGCCGCTGGTACGAAAGCAGGTTTTTACCCAGCGCACGAATACCATGCTCAGGGGTCACGAATTTCGCAAAACGCCCATCACTACCCGCCTGGCCATCCCACGAATTGGAACCGGCTTCGATATTCCCTGGATTATTATTTCGCAGCCCTCTGGCGGCTGACGAATTACCATGCGCTGTAACACGTGGCGCACCCTCATTGTCTCCAGGCTCACCATTCTGCTGCATGAACTGAATATACTGTTGCGATGCTGCAGTACTCAGCGCGCTATCTGCCGCCTGCTCTTTCAGCTTTTCTTTTTCCGCTACAACCTGTTCCTGGCTCCATCCATGAGCGGCGGCGTACTGATCGATCGCATCAAACCCCATTTTTACCGTATTAACAAACGCTGCATCATCGCCATAGAGCCCTTGAGACTGGGTTACCACGTTTTGCTTAATAGCGGAGAACTGCTGATCCTGAAACTGCTGAAACTGCCCTACTTCATACCGGCGGGCCTGGTTATGAAATGACTGCATCGACTGCTGCAATTGAAAAGATAACTGCTGACGGGCCTCGCCATCCGGCACGGTACCCAGCAAGTCCTGAGCTTTCTGCTGCATGTTCTGCATGACGACATCGCTTTGCCCGAGCGCAGCCTTTCCCTGCTTCGTTATCAGACCATTGTCAGGATTGTTGAACTGGTCATCACCGAACTGATTAAACTGCAGCAGAGCATCCTGGCTAAGCGCTACATCAGCCTTGCGCTTTGCATCAGCCATCATATTGATCGACGTATCAGCAGCCTGCTGGATGCCCTGCACCAGCGGATTTTCCGGCACACGAAGATTACTCGTCATCACCGGCGCGGTTTGCGTCTGGCTCTGGCGTTGATATTGCGGAACGGTTGGCATAGTCAGCTCCTTTTACTTAGCGGAAAGCGGCTTCCAGGTACCGCCCAGCGTCTTGTATGCATTAAGACCGGTCAGCGTGGAGTTGAGAAGTGTTGAACCTGCGCCAAGCATTCCGGACTGCTTATCAATTTTCCCTTGCGCGCGGCTGGTATCAGCCTGGAACTGCAACCCGGCGGCCTGTCGCTGGCCATTGTTGATGGTGGTCAGCGCGTCAAGCGTCCCCTGCTGCATGGTTTCAGTTGTCAGGTCCAATGCGTTACCGCTCGTCAGGTCGGCGCCGTTAGCCGCCAGAGCGGTGGTCTGTTGACCGGCAACCCGCCGGGCCTGCTGCCGCTGCTGGTATGCCTGGTCATTAGCTGTATTGATAGTGTCGCGGGCGGCCTGCTCCTGAGCGTCGGCGTTAGCGTTCGCCAGCGCGGCGTTAGCGCGGCCTGTCTGGATCTGGCTGTAAGCGCTGAGACCGCCAGAGACGGCGGAAACTGCCAGCGCTGCGGTACCGACATCACACATGGTCGATCTCCTTCGTAAAGTGGTGAAATGGCATGCCCTTTAATCCGTATGGCTCAGGGTCAGCAAGAGTGAACCCCATCCAGTGAAGCCAGGATTTTGCTGCGTGGTTACGCGCATCTACGTAATTTTCAAGCACGCGATATCCTCGTGACATGTCACGAAGAACCGGGCGGCAATGGCGGAGGAATGTCAGCGGCTGATGTTCAATGTGGTCCGTGCTTACAAGCCATGGAATACCGCGTCCGGTGATGATCGATGCCGGAGATATGCCGAAGATGGTTACCACCTGGCCGTTAATCATCCCTGCAGCGGCTACCGAAGCGCTTTTCATGGCGCGATTGATGACTTCCTCCGGAGTCATCCCGGCGGCAGCCATAAACTCATCGTGGTCTGCCTGGCGGACATGCGGGAGAATGGCGCAGATATGCTCGTCAGTAACGCTGACTATCTCAACTTTCCGCATATCAGCCCCCTACCGTTACGCGCGGTATAATGGCCAGAATGCCAAGCGGCAGCGGATCGGAATGGCTAATTACAACCCGCCCGTTACGCTCCCAGTTTGCATCGAGGTTCATATCGATGATGCCCGTCTTTAGCCCTACCGGGTCGTCGTAGAATTCCCACTCACGCTGGGTATACTCCAGTAAGTGAGCATCATCTGTTCCGGCCCAAACCGAGCGCCCGCTGTTGAGCATTACGCAAAGCTGATTGATGAGTTTGGTCTTATCCAACAGCGTAGACTGCCCTGCAACGTTCACGTCCAGCGTTTCGATAACCGCAGCTACCGGCAAACCGATATGCACCACTGACGAGTGGTTTTCGATCGTCACTTCGCCGCCTGATACAACCTGCTGAGGTTCAACGTTACCGTCGGCAAGAATGCTAACCGTCTGCCCCTCGAGGTGAGACAGTCCCGCAAATGTCCGACGTGCTATCGACCAGGTTGATTGCGCAGTGTTGCGCAGCGCTGTCGGCACATCACGGTTTGCTAATACGGTTGCCACTGTTGATGAGATAACACCAGCAATGCTCAAACGCATCGACTTGCTGACACCGCCTTCGGTGTAGGGAATATGGATCTCGTAATCAGTGCTCGATGAGTCGAAGATTGCAGAGCTGCACGTTAGCGTGAATTCATCCTGGTAGGTCCAGCCACCGGCGGAACCGATCGTAATTGTGCGTGAAGAGTCGGTGTTTTCTCCGCTGTAAGACAGGCCAGAATCTACGAAAAATGCATCCTGCTGTTCTGTAAACTGCCTGGTGTTCAGTCGTTCAACATAACGAACTGTCGAGCCATTCACCATGCGGCGAATAAGTGCATAGACAGCATCTTCCTGCCCTTCGCTAATACTGCAGATCGATTCGACATAGCCATTAGTCATCGGGTGCGGATGCCAGGCATATACCTGCTGCTCGCGGAGATAAGTCAGGCCAAGCAGCATTCCGTCACTCCTCGCACACCATGCAACGCTGAACGGCTGTACAGACAAGGCCCAATCCCTGATGCTGTAACCGTTAAACAGATGACTGGCAAGGAGGGTCAGATCACTGGATTGATAGCTGTCCTGGTCGAATGAGTAAAACAGGTCGCGGATGATGGAGCCCTTCTGCTGAACGTACAGTGCAACGCTGCCAACGTTGATTGGCGCCAGATCGCTGCTACCGTTGAACGACTGACCGGACATCGCAAAGCCACCGGTTCCCGTCAGGTTGCCGTTGCTGTCGCCTGTCACCTTGAACTCTCCGCCGCTGGTCAGCACGATAAGCTGACCGACATCGAGAAGATGCAGGATTTTGTTCAGCTGGCGACCGGCGTAGTTATAGGTTATCGCATCGTCGTCAACCTTCGGGTTGCTGCGATAGAAGTTGTGATAATCACCGGTACGGCTACACCATATAGTTTGAGGAAATGCCCGGCTGCCGCCAAAAATCAGCCGCTGCTGGTAATAGGTAACTGTACCAGGGTAGCCGTCAGTGTCATTCCAGGCATAATGCGCCCATTTGTAAGTGGCGAAGGTGCTACCTACCACTTGCGCCGGCAGCTCGATCTCACCATCCTGACGTGGCACAACGTCGGCCGTTGCAGTTAGTCCATCACCGGCGACGGCGGTAATACGGCACACGCCAAAACCACTATGCAGATAGCGCCACAGCACACCGTTACGGCCACCAAGACCCCAGCCATCCCAGGAATCTCCCGTTGTATGGGTCGGAGCAACAGTGCCGGTGGTGCCATTAGAACCGCCGTCAACACAGCGATAAAAGTTCTCCTGATATCGGCACTCGTCACCGATACCGATGTCTTTGTCGGTTTCCCACCTACCAACACTATCTACCGCTTTCTGTTCCATGTAGAACAGTTTTCCAACGTGCTGGATTTTGAAAATCGGGCTGTTGGCAGTCAACGTTACAGATCCAGTTCGGCCTGAGGCGTACACAGTTACCGAGTCGTCTGTGTTCAGGTCCTGGAATGGCCCGCTGGTTGTTGTCACTGCGGCGGTGCGCCAGTCAGCCTCTCCGTAACGGCGGATCTCAAGCGGCGGATAATCGTTGTGGCACACTGTCATCACATCGGCAGACTGCGTAAATTTCAGCTCAGAGATGACGCTCACCGGCCATGGGGTAGCCACTTCAACAGGGCTGCCGCCGTCAGTAACCAGCGCTCCGTTAGACCAGACCCGGAAATAGTGATCACCGAGCTCGAGCGCATAGGTTTGCGATACGCTGAACTGGAACGGTATTAGCCGGCAGTAACGGTCTGCATATTTCGCGCTCCCCAGGAACCGGAACCCGGGACGATTTTCAATGCCTCCTGACTGCCTGACGATGAAGTTGCGGCAGCGGCGCAATGACGTCTGGTATTTTTCAAGATCGATTCGACCATACAGTGAAGGCGATATCTCGCCGCCGGCCAGCGACGGCTGCACCAGTGAATAAGCCATCAGCAGATCCTCGCACTGGCAAGGTCTGACATCGCCTGCTGCGGTTCATGTGCCTCATCAAGAGAGCGTTGCATGGCCGCCGTAAGCACCTGCTGATAATTGGCCATTGCCTGCTGGCCGAGACTGGCATTTGCCGCGATCGGCATGGCTATTTCTGCCGCCATACGCCACGAAAGCGCATCAGCGAACAGGGCATCAAACATCGTCGGGTCAGTAATGCTTTTCACGTATAGCAGTACCGCCTGAGACTCATTGGTATGAATGACGCGGCCAGTGCCATCTTCATTGCTGCCAACTTCAAAAACAGGCTTATCCTGCAGAACGATATGAGACCCAGTGAACCACTTCGGTAATATGGTAGATATACGCGCGCAGTCGGTCGGGTACTGATACCGGAACAACCATCCCGGCGCAGGGTCGCCAAGGTCAGCCAGGACAACGCGCGACATGGCAAAGTTCCAGTCGTTGTCTGCCAGAACTGCGTCGCGCATGGACTCGTAAAACAGGTTGCAGGTATATGCCTCTTTGGTCTTTTCGGTGAGGCTGTTAATCGTCCGGCTGTTGCCTATACGTGCCAGCGCGATATTGCAGATATTGATCACTGATGCCATATCATCCACCAACTAAAAAGGGGCTTTCGCCCCTTTGGTTATGAGGGCTTACACCCCGAGTTCTTTCCGCCTTTCGGCGATCTTCGCCTTCAGAGTTTCCGCTTTGGTATTGAAATGCGGCGCTTCGCCGAACATTTCTTCATACTGTTTGCGCAAATCGTCTAGCTCGGTTAACTCTTCTGCACTGACCTGGACAACCTTTTCGCTCAGGCTGGCATCAACGGAAACCAGATTACTTCCCGGCTCACCGTCGTAGGTAACGATGTCGCCCGGCTCATGCAGGCGGCCATTGATGAATGACCGCTTAGCGACTTTGTACTCAGGCATTGGTTTGCACGCCTCCGGTGATACCAGCAGTGACTTTGCCGGTGGTCGGCGCAGTACCAGTCACCGTATAGTTCAGACGGATGTAACGTTCCATCTTCATCGGCAACGTGATAACCGGCGACTTATAGCCCAGAACCAGAGACGCCAGAGGGATCGTCATGGACAGCACGTCCGCAGCGGAACTGAATGCAGAGTTGTCATCGGTTTGCACCGTCACAGTCAGGCTGGTCAGGTTGTTGAAACCTTCAACCACCTGGATAAGCAGCGGGATATCGCCATATTTACCGACATCTTTATTGCTGCCGGTATCAATGACGTTGGTCGAAGCAGCCGTGGCCGTAATGGCCTGAGCTGCGGAAAAAAGCGCTTGCTGGTCGAGCAGCATGATCCCCCCTTACGCCGTTACGGCTGATTCAGTATTCAGGATGGCGTCAGCGCGACGGATCGGAATACCCAGGAAAGAAACGATTTTCTTACCGGCATATTCGTCGATCGTCAGGTTAACGTTTTTCGCATTCATAGCCTGCTTGTGCAGCCAGGCATGGATGGTTTTGTTGCAGTAGATGACCTCTTTGCCATCGCCCAGCATTGCTACATCACGCGCGTAGTACGCATCGACCATCATGCTGATGAGGTCGGCGCCGGTTGCAGCATCTTTGGTCAACGTGGTGACATCGATGTTGCAGATGCGCGAGATCGAACGCCAGTCACGGACTGACAGGCCGAGATGCCATTTGAACTCATCACGGTAAGCCAGGAACTGACCGCCGCTCGCATCGCTGACCAGGTCATTACCCAGATCCTGATGCTGGAACCCGGCGACCATACCTTCCGGATAGATCATGTGCGCAGTGTTCTCACCCCAGGACATGAACCAGATTGAGGTATTGGTAGAACCACTACCACCGGCGCTGAATACGTTCTCCGCGCTGGCCGCTTTGGAAGTGCTCAGAGTGTTGAAGCGCGGAGCCAGGCCCATGAACGCTTCCGGCTCAGCATCGGTATTGCCGTAGAAGGTGTAGCGGGAAACCTTGTTGTTAAAGCCCTGCAGCTTGCCCATGTTCTCGGACACGCGGAACGAGTCCGCATTACCGGAGCGATCGGCCAGGTCTTTGTCCACAAAGCCAAGGTCGTACAGCATACCGGTAGTGTCAGTCACCGGGACGGTCTGGGTTTTGGTAGGCTGCACGCCCTGGTTGTAACGGCGCCACACCGGCTCGGGAATACCGGCACGAATGGTGGTTTTGTGCTTGGAACCGTCATTACACGGCACGTAAATCGCATCGGTAATGACATCGTTGCTTTTCGCCAGTTGCTCGACGATTTTAGCGATCCGCCCGTTCTTGTCGGTACGGCTGTACACGTCAAGAAGAGAAGGCAGCGTCTGACCAATTAAAGCCATGATTACACCTCACTATTTTTTGCTTGGATAAAACGCTTCGACCAGATCGTTTTTCGGCGATCCGTTACCCTGGCCAGTGACGAAACTGTCTTCACTCATCAACTTGCCTACCTTTGCGAACGCCCGAACCATTTCCGGGTGGTTACCCAGGCCGGTCGAGTCAAGGAATTCGCGGAACTCTTTCGATGCGAAGGTATCCAGCGCCTTCTGCGCGTGTCCGACGGATACCGTTAATTTGTCGCCACCGATTTCTTTGTCAGCCTTCGTGTCAGCTGCCCACTGTTCAACCTGCTGCCCCCACGACTCAGCCTGGCGGTTCTGGATTTGCTCCTGCAGTTGTGGCCACAGTCCAGCCAACTTCTGCGCCTGGTCATTAGAAAGACCAAGCTCGCGCGCCACGGGCTCAAACAACTCAACAGCTTTTGAGTCCAGCTCAGTGCCTTCCGGTGCCGTTAGTTCATATTTTTCTGGAACCGGCGGTTCAGCAGCAGGAGTTGGCTTATCGCCAGTCGGATCAGGTTTATCACGATCAGCTGGCGAAGGTTCTGGATCTGCTGCTGGTTGCTGCGCTGCTTCAGATTGCTCAGCCGCAGGAGTCGGGGATGGTTCGGATGCTGCTGGAGCTGCCCCACCATCTGCAGGCTGCTCATTGCACAAACGCCGATACATCAGACGCTCAAATAAATTCATCGCTATTCCTCGCTGGCCTCTTTGGCCATTGCCAGATACTGATCGGGACACGCTTCCATCACGTCGGAAAAGACTTTCAGTCCCGTGTTACGTTTTCCTTCGGCGAAGGCTGCCGAGAGCGCCTCACCGGTATAAGTCGTACGCCACACCCCAGCCTGCTCAATCAGGCGCCAGATGAAACGGCGGCCGTGTTCTGTCTCGCAGATGAGGCGCAGGTCATTAAGTTCGTTCTCGCGCCGTAACTGCTGCCTTTTGAGCTCATCTGCAGCCAGTTCTTCACGCTCTTCTTCGCTCAGGTAATCAGTCATTGCGTCACCGCCGGCTGCTGAGCAGCATCAGAGAGGGTTTTTAACAGGCTAGGGTCAGCCGTGTTGGTATCGCTCAGGGTCTTAGCGGTTGCGCCAGCTTGCTGGGCCATAGCCATCATCTGCTGCTGTTGCTCCATTTGAGCACGCTGCTCGCGCGTGGCTTGCACCTCATCATCAGAGTTAACGATCGTGGCCGGGACGCCGAGCATATTTCCGTACTCGTCAATCGTCTGGTCGATATTGAGTTTGTCGAGCGCCGCAGGATTGGCTTTTGCAAGATTCCCAACAAAGCCAACAAAGCGCTCAACGCTGCTGATCCCTATAGATTTCTGGGCCTGTGCCAAAATGGATACATATTCAACTTTCAGAGGAGTGCCCTGCAGTTCTTCCGGTGGCTCAGGAAAGAGGTTGCGGCGCGCCATGATGTTGAATGTGCGATCAACGAAAGGATCAAGGAATTCATCATTAAGTCGCTCCAGGACTGGACCAAGCTGCAGGAGTTTCTCATCCTGCATTGCGGCCACAGCTTCCACTGGCATGCTCCTGGTGTTGATGGTGCTGAACAGGTTAAACAGGTCAGAGAAGAAGCAGGCTTCAATCATTTGGCGGTCATCAGCAATGCTGCCGAGCATGTCATTAAGCTGCGGGCTGACGGCGTAAGCCGGACGCACTAGCTTGGTAGCATCAACCTCATCGACATAAGTAACTCCGCCAGGGGCAAGGTTGATCAGCTTATTTTTAAGACCTGCCGGGGCCACCATTGGCGGGTTAACAAGCTTATCGATCGCGTTAGCTTTGCGAATTTGCTCCAGCTGCAGCGCCTTACCAGTACCGAGCGCCATCATTCCCGGGCAGTTACTCCCGTAAACGTCTTCCCCGTTAATCTCCCAGCGCGGTGAAAGGATCGGCGGCTCATCAAAACCAGCCTCCCGAAGAAGCTTGTCACCGTCTCCGGACAACTCGAAATACACCGATTTGAATGCCTTGTTACGGGAATTCAGCTTGCCATTCACACGATCGATATTGGGCTCTGTCAGATGGACCACATCGAACCATGCTTCATAGTTCGCGTTATCCCAGGCGCCGCGCACGGCGTTACTGACGTTGTCCAGGCCAAACTGCATAACAATCTGGCGGGCAGTCATGGAGAAAACGCGATACGTGGTATCGACTGACAAACGATGCGAGTTTGACAGGTAGTAACTTCCGATCGGCAGAGGATGAGTGCGAATCACATCTTCGTCGTCTTCGAGAACCGCCATAGCCGCGGTACCAAAAACACCAAGGTGCCGGTAGATAATCGGCAGGGACTGGTAGACGTTAGAGCGATTCATGACGTCGTTCATCCTGGTCATGACCACATCAAGCCAGCGTTTTACCGGTCCATATTGCATCATCTCCGGATCCGGCGTTGCCAGCTTAAACCATGGGCGGGTTGGGCTGGTGATACCTGACAGCATGCCTGATTGCAGAGTGCGGGCAGCTTTAGAGGCGGTAGGGTCAACGATGCGGGTATTACGCTTGCTGCCGTTGTTTCTCTCCGTCGTAAGAAAGCGCGTGCTGCGCGGATCGATAAATTCCGCCAGTTCGCGCCAGTGCTCCTCAAAGCTGGTGCGCTCATTTTTGAGCTGCCCCAGGTGTTTGAGGTAATGCTGTTTCGGAGAGAGTTCGGCCATGGATTACGCCCCGAGCAGGGTCTTACCCTGAGTGCTGCCAGAAGGCTGCGTTACACCCTGGCTCGACGTCAGGATTGTTGATTTCTGCCCGCCCGCTGCGGCACGGCGACGACGATCGCTATCAGCGGCGTTCTGTACAGCAGAATCGGAAACCTGTGGCGCCGCCTGAACCTGCGGAGAACTCACTTTCGGCTTGCTGATGCACATTTTGCTGCGCTCCATACGCGTTTAAATTATTACCAATTTAACCACATATGATTTATTTGTCGTAGTGTATTGACCTTTTGACGATAAATTATTACCTTTTTGGTAAATACAACATGAAAGCGCACCCCATTCCCTTCCATTGGTGGCTTTGTCGTTACTCAGATGGCGGAGTGCGCTTCCAGGTGTGAAAGCATCCGGCGTATGGCACATGCGCCGATAGCGGTCCGGGGGCTCCTTGGTACATGGCCCAGCGGGTAGCCGGAATGTGCAAGCCATGCCCTGCATGCACGACAGCGACTCACCATCGTGGCGGTTCGGTGTGACACCTCGGAAGAGACGAGGGCACAACCAAAAGAGCGCTGGCATGCAAAAAACATCTCGCAGCCGTTGCGGTACCAAAAGCCAGGATGGAACGGCATAACGCGGTAGTGCTCTTTTTGTTGTGGTGAATGCGTAGGCTGATGCGCGACCGATGTATTCACAGCGCCCATGGCAAGCCGTAACCAATCGGCGCCTCAAGACAGTGTCACTGGTAGTGCGGGCGCTCTAACCAGTAAGCCGGAGATCAGCACCGGCCACCACACCAGAATCACGCCTCAGGACCGTGATACCCGTAGTTCCAGAGCAAGTTTGGCGGTGGCAGTTATTCCCTTTCTGACCACCGCCCTTTTTACAGCAGGACGCCATTGCGATGACTTCATGCTGTAAACCCTGTGACACCCAGCCAAGGACGGCACTTTCCATCATCCCTGTTTCGCCCGGTTCGTCCGGGCATTTTTTTAAGGTGAGATTAGACTATGAGCGACAAAGACATTGAATCTGAAATTCAGGCTAAAGGCTTGACCGCGCCGCGCGTTACGCCCGACCATATCGAAAGCATTATTGCTCAGGAGGCATATTTCACAGCAGATGATGGTGCCTTTGGCGTAGCCATAAAAGCGAAACATACTGGCGGAGAGGTAAACTACCGGCCGCACGAATCACTTTCTCTGCTGACGTTCTGCGTCCTGGTGCTGCGCAACGGCTTCACCGTCACCGGTGAAAGCGCCTGCGCCAGTCCTGAAAACTTCGACCCTGAAATCGGGCGCAAGATTGCCCGCGAGAATGCGGTAAATAAAATCTGGATGCTGGAAGGTTACCTGCTGAAGCATAGACTGAGCGAACAATAATGCCGTGACATGTCACAATCAGCCCGCCGTTGAGCGGGCTTTTTTACGCCCACGGATCGTAATCGCTGATCACGTTGGGCTGCTTGCCGCCGGCAGCAGGGAAATCTGAGCGTTTCGCCACTGGATACGCGAACGTCAGAAGCAGCGCATCGCCCTTGCCCGGCGACCTGCCCAGACGCTCTTTGATATCCTCTTTCGGCTCCATGACGATCTTGCCGTCTACCCTCACCTTGTACTCTGCCGCTGACAGGTCGTCCGCCGTCTCCTGGTCGTCCAGCGCGCCGCCGAGCTTGAGCCACGTCTTACAGGCGTTGAACATCTCTCCGCGCTTATTCAGCATCTGAGGATCTGCCGATGCGCCGCCGAACGGCACAAGCTGCCAGGTTCGGCCCCAGCCGTCACCGATGGACTTCAGCCCGGTACCGTAGCCGAAGTCGATAAACACCGCGTCAGCCTGGTACTGGTCCTCAAAATCAGCGATACGCTTCGCCATAATCAGATCGTCCGTGGTTTTGTTGCCGGTCCACAGCACTTTGCTGTGCAGCCCCTGGCGGAGATAGATCACTGCATCATCCACGCCTGAATAAGCCGGGTCTACGCCGATTATCCGCGGGGCGTGCGCCACCTGCGCAGCGGTAACCACGCGCTTCATCGCCTCGTCTGTCAGCCCGGTAGGGATGAACTGCAGTTCTGAGGCGTCAGGGAAGATCCCGCGCACGCGGACCTTCACAAAGTCGCTGTCCTCGCCGTAGTCGTCCACCCATTTCTGCAGCTGCTGCTTGTTGGTGCCTTCGACGGTGCGGCTGTCGATTTGCGCGCACTTCCAGCGGTGCTTGTATTTGCGGAAGCACTCGCGGAATCGCCCGGTGTTACGCGTCGGGTTACCGAACGCCACCCAGATTATTTCGGTATCTTCGTCGGTCAGCGCGCCCTCAGCAACCTCCCAGACCAGATCAGCGATGTTGGATGCTTCGTCGAACACCACAACGATGCGCTTACGCTCGTTGTGCAGCCCAGCGAACGCCTCTGTATTGTGCTCAGACCATGGGATTGCGTCAGCGCGCCAGCGTTTGTCGTGGCCCGGATCGTTGCTGTACATCGCGGTGGCGGTGCAGGTGAACCACTCTTTCGTGATAGCCAGGTTCGACCATTTGATGATTTCCGGCCAGGTCTTCGTGCGCAGCTGGTTGTCGGTGTTAGCGGTCACCACCACCTTGCAATCTTCACAGGTGGACATGGCCCAGTTAATCAGCATCGAGATGAACGCAGATTTGCCGATGCCGTGGCCGGATGCGCGGGAAATCATCAGCGGCTGGTGACGAGTCGCGGGATTCTGCAGGTGCTCGCCTATCTCGCGGAATGCGTCAGCCTGCCACTGTCGCGGCCCGGAGGCGTGCGCCAGTTCGGTGCCATCCTCGCCCCACGGGAACGCATACAGCGCATAGCCCAGCGGGTCATGGGTGAAGCTGGCGATATCGTCGATCAGCTGTTCTTGCGGGGATAAAGCGGCGTCTGTCACTGGTCACCACCCTGGCGCTCTTTCAGGCGGCGCCGGGCTGCAGCCATGCGGTCGGCAATTGTAACGTTCACGTTAACTTCCATGCGCTCTTTGAAGGCGTTAACGTCGACATGCTTACCGATGAGCTCGAGGTTCTTCACCTTGTCGGGCCATTTTATTTTCTTGAGGATGGTCTCTATCGAGGTCTCATCCATGTTCATGATGGTTGAGGACAGGTCAAACCCGCTAAGCGTGGTTCGCCAGATTTTCGGCCACTCGCGGATAGGCTTCAGACTGCCGTCATCGTTCAGGATATCCAGCACATCCATCTGGTCGATTTCCACCAGGCGCAGCAGCACGTAATCGGCGCTGACGCGCAGGCGCTTGTTGCGCTCTTCCATCAACTCAGCGATTCGTTTCTGGATACGCTCATCACGCATCATCGTGCTGGCTTTGACGTGGGCAGACTTTGGGGAGAACCCGGCATTGATGGCCGCCTGCGTCTGATTTTCAGGGCATTTCACATACTCCTGGGCGTAGGCTTCCTGCATCACCGTCAACGGTTTGTACTGAGTTGATTTGCGCTTCGGATCCTTTGGCATGGTAAACACCCCGAAAATAATTACCTTTTAGGTAATAGTAACACGCAAAACAAAGCCGCCATAGTCGGCGGCCGCGGTCATTCCAGTTTAAATTCATCCTCAAACTCATGAGCTCGGGCAGCAACATGGTCGTAGAGCACGACGTACTCAACACAGCTTGATAGTGGCATTGGCCGCTCAAACTCAAGCCAGAAGCAGTCGGCATAAGCTCGACCAAACCAGTACCCACCGCCGTACTCCTTGCCACGCTGTATCATCATCCATCGGCCATCAGGTACAGCATCGATAAAATCCCCGCGGTAAACGACAGTATAATTACGGTCTTTGCCACCCATGATCTTCACCCCTAAAATACTGTATATTTAAACAGTATAATCATGCGAGGATTTAGTCAATCTCCCGTGACATGTCACAGCGGTAGTTTTGTTTCGTGCCAGCCGTACATCACCCAGCATGCGGCTTCTCCTGAGTGCGGGCATGATGCCACCGGCAATTGATCACCACACTTTCCGCAGCGCCGTTTGCTGATGGCGTTAATCCGGCCGCGCACCCGGGCGTCATCCTGGCGGATCAGCAATGCGATGTACTCGGCCATTTCGTATGGATCACGACCAGGGCGCCGGGCGGCGCAGTTACGCGCCAGCATTTCCATTTCCTGCTCGTCGAGCACCACCTCAAACTTGCGCTCACCGGCGGCGGACTGCCGCGCGCGCTGCGCGGCTTTGCGTTCTGCGGGGGATTTATGCATCAAACCATCCTTCATATTCCGACTCGATGACGCGATGAGATAAAATCTCCATACGTCTATCTCTTCTGTCTGATGTCGGGTCTGAGTCAATTTCGGCAGCTTTCTGCGCGAGAAACGCTACTGCCTTGAGGTATTCCTCTTCCCTGAAATTGCCGTAGCAGATACCGTCAGAGCAGACACGCCATACCGTTCTGCGTGGCTCTTCTTCTTTTCTGGCTATAAGGTCACCCACGAACTCACGAAGAGAGCGTAATCTGTCAAGGTCGAATGTCCTGATTTCATCGCGTACGTTATTCACCTTTCATCTCCTGCGGAGCTGCTGGCGTCGGCATCCAGTGGGTTATCTCGTTCTCGATGGCATCGCCGCAATGATAAAAAGTATGTGTTTTATGACTGTAGTGACCGCTTGTTACTTCTCCAATTTCAGCATCCCATAGGATTACCTGTGTGCGGTCTTCGGGCATCTGCTCGCTTACCGGAATCCATTTACCCGGCACGGTAGCGGGGTCACTGCCGGGTAGCTGCGTGGCGGCTGCGAGCATGGCGGCGCGGCGGTTTACCACCTCGATGAGCGCCTCTTCGGCATCACCCAGACAATCAGCAATACCGCGGCGATCACCGTCGAAGTCGTTCATGTCAAGGCGTATACGAGCAACCTTCTGCAATGCTTCCAGCACATCATCGGGTACTACCGCCTGCTGCGCGTGGCTATAGAGCGGCAGTACAGCCACATCACCATCTTTTGCGACAAATTCTGCCCGGCATTTATCGTTTGTGACATGCCATTGCTCACGATAGTGCCATGTCCACGCCACCGGCTCGCTGTCAGCCTTGCGGCGTTCCTGTAGCTCACGCAGACCATCGGCAGCAGCCAGCAGGTCTTGAGCTCCACGAACGTTTGTCCACTTGAGATTGCAGGCGTAATGCTCCAGGCGCTCAATTACCGAGGTAACACGTTTGTCTGTTATGGTTGATTTGGTCATTGGGCTATTCCTCCACGCTTATATCTACGGAAACTTTCATCTTCCCTGCGGTGACCTCAAAGCCAGTAACATCCGCATTAAGCATGCATTCCGAGATAACATGGGCGAGTAGTTTCAATTTGGCGTCGGTGTTGTTGCCGTTCAGTTCTTCCAGGAGCTCGACAACCGGCTCCATGTGTTCACCTATTTTCATCACTCAATCTCCACCTTGATGCCAGCGGCGCGCATAGCGGCGACATCACCAGCACGCACACCTTCAGCCAGTAGCCGGAGGGCCCGATTTAACGTTTTATCGTGAACCTCTGCCAGGTACTCATTGATATCGGTCAGCTTAACGGTGACGGTGCTGGCTTGTGGCGACGCCAGCTTGTACGCCATAACATCCATGTCTCCGCCGGTATTCATCCACCCTTTAACCTTTCCCGCCGGGTACGGTATTTTCAGCTCCTGTTTTCTGGTTTTCAGGTATACAAGTTCATCCAGACCCAGCGATTCCGGTCGCCATTTCCCGTCATGTTCTATCCAGTCGGTGACGGTGCGGGACTCCAGATGAGTAATCCGCTGCTGCGCCTTCTCCAGCGCCTCTACCAGCGCATCAACATAGCCAGCGGCACGGAGGGAAAACTCCGTGATCGATAACTCAGCGTCAGTTTCCTGCCCGTAGCTTTCGCACTCCGACACAACGGCAAAATAATCTGAGTCGATTTCGTTATCTGCCAGGTGGCGTAGCAGGTCGGCTGTCTGCTGCCCGTTTGCAATCAGCAATTCGTGGCTCTGCGCCAGTTCGGTGATATCAGTCATGCTGCACGCTCCGCCTTCTGCTTGTTGTATACGGCCCAGCTAAGGGCATCGAGTTTGCGCTGTCCGGCTTTGTCGAAGAGGTGAATGCCGTTTTTGCAGGCATGCTCGGCCTTCACTTGCTCTTCAAGTTCCGCCAGTTGCTCATAGGTGAGCGTTGCAAGTTTCAGGCGGTTCCAGCCGAAGTTAGGGATTCGGTTGCTCATTTGTCGTCCCCCTCGCGCAGCTGGCACAAAGCCACAATGCAATCACCTAGGGTAAGCGCTCCTGATTCAGTAATCTTCGAGACAGCTTCATCAACGAATGCTGAGCGCTGAGCGGCTACGATGCGATCGGTGGCGGGGGTTTCGACCTGCCACCACAGCAGATGCATCTTCGGCCCCTCAAAAGCGCCATCAGACTCATAACCACGCAATTCCTCAGATAGGCAATCGTTCATAGCTTTGATTTGCACATTCTCCGCAGCCAGCTGCTTAAACGCTTTCGCCAGCTTCAGGAACTTCTGCTCTCTGATCGACAGCTCGCCAGCAGACTCCAGCGACTGAATGAGCTCGTTTACTGTTGAGATGTTCATGCCGCCACCCATTCGATCGCCAGATAAACCACATACAGGACGGCGACGATTGCCACCCACCCAATGATGTTTGCCACCATCACGAACAGCAGCAGTGACCGCCGGCTGTAATTCACGAAATCAAAATCCATACTTACCCCCGCTTACCCGTTTAACTTATTGATTCAATTGATATCAATGAAGATCGTTGTTTCAGAACTCTTCGACCTTCCACCCGCCGCCGGCTTTTGCCGGGAGCTTCGTTACTCCGATGATCCGGAATGGGTACTGGTCGGCGGCGACTTTGGTTTTCACCCTGGCATCGTCGGTCCAGTAACCCCCCTTCACTTCGTGCATTTCCAGTTGGCCGTTTGCCAGCATCACGGCGAAGTCAGGCGTGTAGAACGTGTTGTCAGCCAGACGCAGCTTGATGCCTTCGAACCGGTACCAGGCGATTTCCCCGTAGCGCCTACGCAGTTCAAGTTCTTGCGCATACGCCGTTTCGGTTTTGTTCATCTGGCCAGCTTTAAGCCGGCCAAGTGCCTGTAGTGTCTTTCGCATGATTTTTACCTTATTGGTAATTTATAACCATAAACGGATCAATATCAATAGTCTTGCGCATATTTTATTACCTTTTTGGTAAACATTAAGGCGTAAAAAAACGCGCTTCCGCGCTGCGCTGGCTGTCAGGGCGCCGGACCGCCCCTGAATCCCGGCGGGATCTCGGTATCCGGACGGGATATGGTGTTCACATCTCGCTGCCCAGAGCCGCCTTTCAGCTCGAACAGCCCTTTCCAACCCTTCGCCATGCTCTGCTTCACAATCTGCATCTGCCGTGTGTGGTTGCCGCCAGACAGGTTAATCAGTTCGGTGATTGCTGCGCCCTCGCTCCGTTCAGTTGGCGCGTAGGCTTTAAACCGCATTTCTGACCTGTAGGCCTTCCACTCATCCCAGGCTTCGGCATTGAGCTGTTCAGGATACGGATAAGATTTTTTTGGCTCCCTCCCACTTGGGGGGTTAGGGGGGATCTTATCTTTTACTTCTTCCTCTTCCTCTTCCTCTTCCTCTGGTAACGCTTTTTGTAACGCAGCAAGCGTTACTTTTTGCGTTTCATTTTTACGGTGTGCTGCAACCCTTCTGTTTGTAAGTGCCCGTTTTTTTGAGCTTTCCCCATTATGGCGCTCAAAGTTAGGGAGAATAAGCTTGTTGCCGTCGTAAGCGAGCCAACCAACAGCGATCAGTGCATCAGCGAATCCTGTAATAAAAGCGATACGGTCAAGCACTCCCTTTGTAACGCTGCCAGCGTTACCGTCGACAGTCTGCTGATCCGCCCATGCCCATATGCGAACGAGCTTACCGAGTACCGCGTCGGGGTCGATATTCAGGATTTCCGCTATCTGGAAAATCTCCGGCTTGTCTGGTGTGATCACCTCAACTTTTATCCAGCTACTGGCCATCATGCACCCCCATATAAGCGCGAATGAAAGCCGCGGCTGCCTGGGCGTTTATAGCGTTACCGTACCCTTTCAGGCGGCCGACGCGGTTGCTGCTTGCCACTCTTGCCACCCCGGGCTCGACTCGTCCCAGGCGTGCGGCAGCCCCATCAACCAGCGGGAATGTGCCGGGTTCAACTGGACGCCATTTGCCATCTCGACATAAGAGCCAGTCCGCATCTCGCCAAAAACCGTTAACCTCAAGGGGCCGCAGAGGCTCGCCGCCCATCCGATTTTGTTCGGTGTCTCCCTGCCGTCCGCACTCATTTGCACCGTCGTTGCATTGGTGATGTAGTTGACCTGTGGCGTTGGCCAGCCCGTCATGAACGCCTGGCGCGGCAGTTGGTCCAGTCGTTCCTTCCCGTCCCGCTGCGCAGTCATTCCCGCTGAGTCCTTCCAGTCGCGCGACGTTGGCGTTACCCAGCCCGCCATTCTCGCAGCCCCTCCCAATGTCGATCCCCTGTTCGGCGAATTGGCAGCGGCACCCAGCCCCCTGACCTGGTTGTTGTCGATCGTGGTTGGAGTCGGCCAGCCGGTCATCATCGCAGCCGTTTGAATGTTCATCCCGCCCTGGCGCCCGGACGTTCCCGCGCCGGTCACTGATGACGCTGTAGGCGTTGGCCACCCAGTAGGCCCGCTCTCTGATGTGCGGCGCGCCGATGCCCGCTGACGTAAACGGCACAAGCCCGAAGGCGTATCCCATTCCTTCCAGGTCAGCTTGTACAAGGTCGAACCATACGTTTGCGTTACCTGCTGCAACCTGTTCGCCAAAGACATGCTGAGGTCTGCGCTCGCTGATGAGGTGGAAGAACTGGGGCCAAAGGTGCCGCTCGTCAGCAAATCCATCTCCTTTGCCTGCCGGGCTGAAAGGCTGGCACGGGCAGGAACCAGTCCAGACCTGGCGATCGTCAGGCCATCCTGCGAGGCGGAGGGAATGGGACCAGACGCCGATACCGGCGAAAAAGTGGCACTGGGTAAATCCTTTGAGGTCGTCAGGTGTGACATCTTCAATACTCCGTTCGTCAACTTCGCCCGGGGCGATATGCCCGGCGGCTATGAGGTTACGCAGCCACTGCGCCGCGAAAGGATCGATCTCGTTGTAGTAAGCTGAAGGCGTCATGCTGCCTCCCTGGCCTTTCTGGCTGCTTTCAGACGCTCCGATCTCATCTGCGCCTGCCGGCGCGCGCGCTCGTTATTGCACGTAACGCACTCGCCGCTGATGGTGTATCGCTCGCTGTCATGGCCATGCTTACACGCCTTCCCTGTGTAGAACCGGGTGAGCCCCTGCTCAATGGCCTCTCGCTGGGTAATTCGCTTCATCGACTTGCCCTCTTTCTGCATTTGTCTTTGGTAATTTTGCAGCAAGCCAAAAAAAGATCAACCGTATTTGGATAATTATTACCAGATTGGTATTCAGGGAGAGGCAGGAGCCGCCTGGGGGTGGCGGCGCGGGTGAGTTTTGAGGATTAACGTTCGTGGAACCAGAGGACCAGGTCGGATTTTGCGGAGATCCACTTACGGGATTTGCAGGCTTTAAACAGTCTTTCTAACAGAGGTTTACGTGGAATTCTTCTACGGCCAGTCAGGTGAACCTGAATGTAGTGGCTGGTCGTGCCGGCGTCACTTGCGAACTCTTCACGCTCTGCCGGAGAGAGGTCGAGCCAGCAGCGTTTGAAGTCAAATTTTTGCACATCGCTCATATTTTTTTAGTCCCGGACTAACTTTAGACAGCCTGATTATTACCAATCTGGTGTAAAAATCAATGACTGTTACCTTTTTGGTAAGTTTACCTTTATGGTAATATTCCATTAAATTTAATCAGTTAGGTAACAATTTCAGGCCAAAAAAATAGAAATGAAAAGCATCTACGACATACGACGCGACAACCTCAACGAGATAATCCGGAAGGATTTCGATAACACGCAACTCCGGTTTGCCGAGAGATTCAAAAAATCAGCGAATCTCGTTAACAGGTGGAGCAAAGGGACAAAAAATATCGGCGCAAGCGTCGCACGCGAGATCGAAGCTTTCACCAGGAAAGAGCGATTCTGGCTGGATGTCGACCATCTTTCTGACAACCCGATCCTACCGAAGATTATCGACCCGCAGGAATGGAGCGTAGAAAAGCAGGCAGCTTTTACCCTAGGTGTATGGATGGGAGAGCATCCTAATCTGAACTCAGAGAAAAAGGTTTCGGAAGCAGCTGGCATCGGTCAGGCGACCGTAAATCGCATCCTGAACGTAGAAGGTTCAACCAGCATTGGCGTACTGGCGGCTATCGCTCGGGCGTTCGGCCGCGATGCATATGAGCTGATCCTGCCGCCTGGCAATGCTGGTCTGATTGACTATGACCACCACGAATACGCCAGGCTGCCGCAGGAAGAGAAAAACAAGATCACCGCCTTCATCAAGTTCATCGTCAGCCAGAACCAATAGCCTCTAATCTACCTGTCACTCCTGCCGGGGGGATAACTTCCCGCGCCTCATTCATTTACCATTTTGGTAAACTTTTCCTCGTCACATCTATTGACTAATTCGAAAATTGATCAGATTATTACCTTAACGGTAACAGCAGGGCGTTGAATTACCAGAAACCCACCACCGGGTGGCTTTCTCATACCCCTGATATTTACCAAATGGTAATAGTGAGGTGTGTATGCAATGGCAAATCATTAACGGCTGGTACTGCGTTACGGCATGCGGGCTGATGAGCTGGAAGTTTCGCACGCTGCCGGAAGCAATCAGCTGGGCCTTCGTCAGCAAACTGGCAGCAAAAACGGAAATGGGTATGGGGGTGAGTAAGTGACTGATTTAGCAATTATCGAAATCGCGCCAGACATGGCGCCGGCAATTTACGTTGAGAACGGGCTTGATTCCTTCCTGGAAAAGATCCGCGCCGGAGTAAACGAAGTTCCTGACCTGAGCACTGCAAAGGGACGGGCTCGTATTGCATCGCTGGCCGCACAGGTATCACGCAGCAAAACTGCTGTAGAGAAACCTGGCAGGGATTACCTGAAGCGCCTCAAGGAGCAGCCGAAAGTGGTTGAAGCTGAATTGCGCCGCTTCGTCACCGAATGCGATCAGCTGCGCGATGAAGTACGCCGCCCTCTTACCGAGTGGGAAGATGCTGAAAAGGCGCGCACCGAAGCACTGCAGCAGCGCCTTGTGGATTTGCGTGCGCTGGCTGACGTGATCGACACCGCCGGTAACTACCTGCCTTCTGCTGATATTCAGGCGCGCATTCTGGAAGCTAAATCCGTGGTGCTGGATGACAGTTGGAAGGAGCGCGCAGCAGAGGCGGGAGTGGCTAAAGATTCAACTATTCAGCAACTGGAAGCGTCGCTGGTAATAGCGCAAAAGCGCGAACATGAAGCCGCTGAGCTTGATCGCCTGCGCAAAGAGGCAGAAGAAAAAGCACGCCTTGAGCGTGAAGAGAATATCCGTCGTGAAGCCGCTGAACAGGCTAAGCGTGATGCAGAGGCAAAGGCACAGGCTGAAATTGATGCTGCTGCACGCCGTGAATCTGAAGCCAGAGCTGCAACTGAACGCGCAGAGCGCGAAAAAATTGAAGCCCAGCAGAAAGCAGAGCGTGAAGCAAAAGCCGCTGCTGAAAAAGCTGAGCAGGAAAAGAACGCTGCTATCGCAGCGGAGCGCCGCCGTCAGGAGGAAGCTGAATCAGCGCGCCTGGCTGAGCAGAAGCGCATTGCGGAAGAAGAAGCGCGCCGGGCCGCTGATAAAGAGCACCGCCGCAGCATCAATCGACAGGCTATCGCAGACCTGATTGAAAGCGGCCTTACGCAGGAAATGGCAGAGAAGGCACTGATCGCCATCGCCAGCGGGAAGGTATCTGCAGTCTCTATCAAGTACTGAGGTGCGTATGAACACTCAGCAGATTAACAACCTGAAAAAAATCATTAACAGCATCGACAGCAACTACCAGCTGAGCCAGATGCACTATGAGCGCCAGGTGGAGCTGATCGACGCGATCAAATACCACCAGCTGCAGAAACCTTTCTACGAACTGGAGCGCAAAGGCGTGCGCACCGAGATTCTGGAAGAACTGATGATGAGCCCGGAATTCGAAGAAGCTCTCGCGGCGTACCAGGCCGCGCTGACCAGCATCATCGCGAAGTGGGATCTGGCTGACCAGCTGGATACGGCGAGGAACGCGGCATGACACCAGGAATTTACTTCGATATCAGCAACGAGGACTACCACGCCGGCGACGGCGTGAGTAAGTCACAGCTGGATATGGTGGCGCTGAGCCCGGCCCTTCTGCAGTGGCAGAAATCAGCACCGGTCGATACCGAAAAGCTGAAAGCTCTGGATATGGGGACGGCTCTGCACTGCCTGCTTCTGGAGCCGGAAGAGTTTGATAAGCGCTTCATCGTGGCGCCGCAGTTCAACCTGAGAACAAACCAGGGGAAAGCAGATCAGGAAGCCTTCCTGAAAGACGTCGAGAACATGGGCATGACGGTAATGGACGCCGAACAGGGCCGGAAGCTGAAACTGATGCGTGATAGCGCAATGGCACACCCGGCAGCGCGATGGCTACTTGAGGCGGAAGGATTCTGCGAAGCCTCCCACTACTGGACGGATCCGGAGACTGGCGAGCTGTGCCGCATACGCCCGGACAAGCGCCTGAAGAATCACCCTGTCCTGCTGGACGTGAAGAAGGTTGCCGATATAGAGCGTTTCTCGCGCCACATTGAGGAATTCCGGTACCACGTACAGGACGCGATGTACCGCGAAGGCGCGCAGCAAACCACCGGCGATCCGCATGGATTCTTCTTCCTGGCAGTGAGCGAAACCATTGACTGCGGCCGCTACCCGGTGCGGGTTTTCGAACTGGATGCGCAGGACGTGGACACAGGGCATGCGCTCTACCGCCGGGATCTGAACACCTATCACCAGTGCCGCGAAACAGGCGACTGGGGTGGATTTGAAATTATTAAACGCCCTGAGTGGGCACGTAAACAGGATATGTACGTATGAGCAACGACATCGCAATCACTTCTCAGCCTGGTGCTACCGTCGGCACCGCCGCGGCAATCTTCAGCCCGGAAGGGATGGATCGCCTGGTGCGATTTGCCACCCTGATGGCTGACAGCAAAGCCACCGTTCCGGCGCACCTCGCTGGAAAGCCAGCTGATTGCCTGGCAGTCACTATGCAGGCGGCGCAGTGGGGAATGAACCCGTTCGCGGTGGCGCAGAAAACCCATGTGGTTAACGGCACGCTGGGCTATGAAGCGCAACTGGTTAATGCGGTTGTCTCTTCCTCAAACCTTCTGGCCACTCGCCTGAACTACAAATGGGATGGCGACTGGTCAAAAGTAAGCGGGAAAACCGACAAATCTCCGAGCCTGACAGTGACAGTGTGGGCAACCCTTAAAGGCGAATCTGAGCCTCGCTCCCTGACCATCAGCATGGCGCAAGCCGGCGTGCGCAACTCCCCTCTCTGGGAGCAGGATCCGCGTCAGCAACTGGCTTACCTGTGCGTTAAGCGCTGGGCACGCCTGCACGCCCCTGATGTTCTCCTTGGCGTCTACACACCGGATGAGTTGCAGGAAGCGCAGCCGCGCGTTGAGCGTGACATTACGCCAGCACCAGCAACTGCGGCAGGCATGAACAAACTGATCAACACGAAGCCAGAGCATAGCCAGGAAGAGCGACAGACTCGCTCACAAGACGAAATACTTGCAAGTTTTACTGATGCGGCAGGGAAAGCGGAAACCGTTGAAAAACTGGATCTTATATTCAACGGAGGCACATGGCCAGATGGGAAAAAACGCCCTGGCGCATGCGATGCTATGAGCGATAAATGGCTTGAAATGGCTACTGATGTTTACAACATCCGACGCGAAGAACTTAACGAAATTACGATGTAACCACCACCGCGGCGCCGGGCGCGCCGCACTGAAAAAAGAGAGGTAACGATGAAAGGTGCATTAGGCAAAAAGGAACTGCTGGCGGTGGTGCCTGTATCGATGAGCACTATCGACCGCATGGAGAAAAACGGGGAGTTCCCTAAGCGTTTCTGGATCACAGACAAGCGCTGTGCCTGGAACAGCGAAGAGATCGAGCGCTGGCTGGACGAACGTCAGCAGAACGGCACAACGGAGTTTGCTGGAAAAAAGCCTCCGGTTGAGCAGCGAGTATTTCGCCCGGTTGGTAACGCGGCGTGACGTCGCTGGCAAGGTACTGGGAAAGGTGGTCAGGATGGTTTCTGTACCTGGCCGCCGTATCCGCCTGGCTGTTCCTGCTGGCGGTCATTTTTCGAGAGGGTTGGATACGATGAATCGGATGGAAAAATACCACGCGGATTATGTCTCTCAGCGCAAAGCGCCCCCTCTTGTCGCCGTAACGCCGGCGGCAATGGAGATCGAGCAGCGCGCTATTGCTCGCGAGAACAAAGGCCAGTACCGCCTGGCCGCTCGTCTCTGGCTTGAGTGCATGGATGCGGCCACTGGCGAGGTTGAGCGGGCCCGTATCGCTATACGCCGAGATCAGTGTATTGGCCGCGGGAACCGGCTTCGCCAGGGATGCTATGCCGGGATCTGCGCCACCGCCGGGGTGATTTATGACTAACCCACACGACAGCATTCGCGTAGGCAGTATCACGCTGGTTTATTCGTCCGTGCGCCGTGGCTGGTTGGCGCCCGGCGGCCAGGTTATCCAGAACCCGCTGAAGGCTCAGCGCCTGGCGGAGCAACTGAATAGTAAGAAGGTGGCAGCATGACGGGGAAATACACTCTTATCTACGCTGACCCTCCTTGGGTTTACCGTGACAAAGCAGCAGACGGCGAGCGCGGCGCCGGTTTCAAGTATCCAGTGATGAATGTTCTGGATATCTGCCGGCTGCCAGTATGGGAGCTCGCCGCCGAAGATTGCCTTCTGGCTATGTGGTGGGTACCGACTCAGCCGGTAGAGGCGCTGAAAGTCATGGAGGCCTGGGGATTCCGCCTGATGACCATGAAGGGATTCACCTGGCACAAGACGAACAAGCACAAAGGGAACAGTGCGATCGGCATGGGCCATATGACCCGGGCGAACAGCGAAGACTGCCTGTTTGCCGTGCGCGGAAAACTACCTGCCCGCATGGATGCCTCAATCTGCCAGCATGTCACGGCGCCGCGCCTGGAGAACTCGCGCAAGCCGGACGTTATCCGCGAGAAACTGGTGCAGCTGCTTGGCGATGTCCCACGCATTGAACTATTCGCCCGCCAGTCATCTCACGGTTTCGACGTGTGGGGTAACCAGTGCACGGCGCCGGCGGTTGAGTTGCTGCCGGGCTGCGCAGTGCCGGTAGTGAAGACGGAGGCCGCATGAACATTGCCGAAGAGGCCTCGCTGATACGACAGCTCGAAGAGGCGCGCGCCATTATCAACCAGAGGAATGGTGAGATCCTTCACCTGCAGCGAGAAGCGGCGCGCTACCGTGAACAGCGGGATTCTGCAAATGCGATGGTTAAGTTCCTGCGCGGACTCTTTGAGAATTCTTCGAAGGCGACACAATGAGCCGCCTACGGGCGGACTATTGTTCATTCATCCACTTTTCAAATGCAGACGGGGAGAACGGCACCAGGTCGTAATGCTCCCCGTTTATCCATGCATCAACCATATTTGCCCACTGCTGCAGCATGTAGGCCCGTTGCCGGGAATACTCTGCCTTGTTGTAAACGGCCCTCACGCCCTTCTGTTCATGCGCCAGCGCCTTCTCTATCCAGTCTGACGGGAATCCCGCTTCATGCAAAAGCGTGCTCGCTGTGCGCCGCAGGTCGTGCACTGTTAGAGGTTGCAGGCTCTCCCCGGCATCCGCTGCCGCAGCAACCGCGCGATCGATGACTGAGTTCAGAGCAGCATTGGATAACGGCTTACTGGTGCTGTAGCGCCCGGGCAGAAGATAGTCACTCCCGCCTGCGCACATCTGCAGGCCTACCATCAGATCCTGCGCCTGAGGCGGAAGGTAGATAACGTGCGACCGGCTCCCCTTCATCCTGTCAGATGGGATCGTCCAGGTTCCTTTGCTGAAATCCACCTCTTTCCACGTCGCCATGATGAATTCGGTTTTTCGTACCATCGTGATCAGGATGAGCTTCACAGCCAGCTTTAAGGTTGGCAAAGTGCTGACGGTATCGAGCGACCTGAACAGCACGCCGATTTCTTCAGGCTGCAGGCAACGGTCACGCGGTTTAAACATGGCGATCGCAGAAGGTTTGATATCTGCGGCCGGGTTGAATAACCCGTGCCCGCGGTCATTGGCGTACCGGTAAACGCTGCTGATGATTTCACGCGCCTGCACCGCCGTCGCACGTCCGCCGCGCTCGACTATGCGATCGCAAAGATCACGCACCATAGGGGTCGTTATCTCAGACATCATTTTGTTTCCGAGAACAGGCAAAATATCCCTGTCGATAACAGATTGCTTCATAGCCCGCGTACTGTCAGCCAGGACCACATGTTTCATGTAGGCGTCGGTATGTACCGTAAATGTTTCGGCGCCGCGGATCCGCTTGATACCGTCACGCTTCGCCGCAGCCGGCGACTGGCCTGCGTTCAGCAGCTTTTTAGCCGCTATCAGTTCATCCCTGGCTTCAGCCAGCGTGATACCGTCACGACCATACTGACCGATAACCAGCGTCTCCCGGCGGCCGTTGATGCGGTAATCGTAACGAAACGAGATGGTGCCTGAGATCAGCACGGCTACATACAGCCCGTCGCGATCGGAGACCTTGTACATTTTGCCCTGCGGTTTCAGGTTTTTGAGTTTGGTATCGGTAAGCACATTTCACCCGTGATGCATCATTTTTCTGACGGTACGAGAGTATACCGTAATGGTAATACCGTCAGGTATACCGTCAAAAAATGTGAGATAGAGTGAATAGTGTTGAAGTGATATAAAGAAAAACCCTCTGTAAAAACAGAGGGTTGCATTTCAATTTGAGTAGATATGATTAGCTATAAGGTGGCCGTTAA